AAAAGCCGGGTAAGAATGGATTTATGGCTTTTGAGCTCGCTTATTCGGGCAGCAAAAACGTCGCCAAGGTTCGACCGATTGCACTAAACAACAGTATCGGTAGACCATCCCCTTGCATAAATACTTATCCCATAAAGAATTAGCGTTGCTGGTTCAGTACGACTGAAACGCTGGAAATCTGATGTTATCAGGTATGACATCAATTTCCAAAAAATGGGAGATTTTGCTATGAGAAACGATTTTACTTTGTTCTTTCGGGTGGTTCCGTCGGGGAAAAAGGTAGTGTATTACTACGCCTATGACAGTGAAGGAACTAGGCGGGGGCCGTGGACTACGGGGCAGGTTAATAAAACGGCGGCAAGGAATTTCTGCAATGCGCTGAACAGGAAGGGGGCGTTATTACCGGAAGAAAAAACAATGCCGTCTTTTGAAGAATACGCCGCAGGCTTCTGGGATTGGGAAAACAGCCCGTACTTAAAAGAGCGGAGAAAGCGGGTTAAGCTAACGCAGAATTATACTGACAAATGCAAAAATGTAGTCGATAACACATTAGTCCCTCATTTCGGTAAAATGAAGCTGGATAAAATCACCGGAGACATTATTGACCAATGGCTTGATGTGATGATGAAGACGGGGAAAAAGAATGTAACGATTAACGGCTATTTCGGCACTTTGATGACGATGATGAAATGGGCGGTCAGGAAAAGAGTTATTGAGCGTGATCCCTTTCTGGATGTGCAGAAACTTATCAAAGAGCCGAAAGAAAAGAAAATTGCCACGCAGGATGAGTTTAAGGCGATGTTTGTCAACGACTGGAAAAAGGTGTGGGATAATGACTTGTTAATGTGTACGGCTCATAAATTGGCGGCGTTGACGGGTATGCGGTGCAGCGAGGTATTGGGTCTGCGGGGCGAATATGTTTTTGAAAGACATTTGTATTTACACGGCCAGTTTGATGATTACGGATACCGTGAAACCAAAACCAAGATAAAACACCAAATTTCGCTTCCTGCCGAACTTTCCAGGGATTTGAAAAAACTGACAAAGGTTAATGCGGACGGGTTTGTTTTTTCAGAGGACGGCGGGGAACAGCCGATAACCCGCAGACGTTTATATCTCGGCTTGCAAAGGGCTTTTAAGAACATCGGAATTGATGAGGACGAAATGAAAAAGCGCGGGCTTAATATTCATGCGTGGCGGCATTTCTGCAATACGGAACTGCTGAAAGGCGGCTTGACGGTGAAGAAAGTGCAGGCTGTTACCGGGCATAAGACAGAGGGCATGACGGATAACTATACCCATTTTGACCCGCTGGAGTTTGCGGAAGTTACGAAGGTACAAGAAAACTTGTTGAAAAAGATACCTAAGAAACAAGAAAACAAAAAACCGGAAGCAGCGGAGAAAAAACACCCTGCCCTGAAGCTTGTTAAAAATCAAGAAGCCGAAAAAACAGAAGGACGCAGAAAGGCTTCATAGCTCTGAATTAAAACAAACAAACTATGCCCTTGCAGGTGTTCTTAAACGAACATGGCTTGCGAGGGCTTTTTTATGTTCTGAATTTAGCTGAAACCCCGAAAATTGCACTAAATAACAGTACAAGGGCCGCTGTGGAAAGTGGATATTTTCTATAAGAGAAAAGCGGGAATATCCGGTTTTTTGTTTTGCGGAATAAAACTTTTAGACGGGGGCTGTTGTGGAAACATATTTGAGTATTGAAGGGCTTGCGAAGTATTTAGACGTTGCGGAGAAAAGCGTCAGGAAATGGGTGCTTAACCGTGATATTCCCTTTCACAAAATCATGAAGCTGATCCGGTTCCGTTTGTCTGAAATTGAACAATGGGTAGAAACCAGCGGCAAATTCCCCAAGGTGAATGAGAATGACATATCCGATGACGAATTGCTTGAAGGGGAAGAAACGGATTGCGGGGAAGATGTAAAGGCTGATGAAACAACGGAAACCGGGGGCGTGGCATGACGGACTTTGACAAAGCCATTGAGGAAGCGAAGGCCGCCGTATTGCCTTTTGAGAGTTGGGAACGGCTGCCGGGGGAAAGCGGGGCGGCTTATACAGCCTTTTGCGCCTTTCGTGATTACGGGGCTGAACGGAATATACGCAAGGCGGTTGAGAGTTTTGAAAAGGACGAGGCCAAACGTGATAAGCGTTACCGGGTATGGCGTAACTGGTGTACCCAATACCGCTGGCGGGACAGGACGGCTGACTATGACCGCTACACGGAGAAATTGAAACAGGCGGAGGCAAGGAAAACCATCGAGGCGCAGGGGGAAAAGCACCGGGCTGTTACCGGGAAAATGCTTGATGTGGTGAGCAAGAAACTTGACACCATGAACCCTGATGATTTGACGCAGGGGAACGTTACCGAATGGGTGGCAACTGCAATCAGGGCGGAAAGAGAGGCGGCGGGGCTGGTTACTTCCAGCGGGAAGGCGGAACCGAAACAGGGCGAACTGTCTTTTGTACCGGATTTTGAGGGGCTTTAACAAGTGAGAAGTGAGAAGGGAAAAGTAGCAAGAGAGGGACAGGGGTATGACTACTTTGATATTTAAGCCTACGGCGATACAGAAAAAAGCTCTTGCGCTGCTGAAAAGCGGGGCAAAGCATATTTTGTTGTTCGGCGGGAGCCGCAGCGGAAAGACGACCGTTTTAGTTATGGCGATTATATATCGCGCGGTGCGGTTCCCCGGTTCCCGCCATTTAATTTGCCGTTACCGGGCGAAAGACGCTCGTTCATCCGTCCTACGTGAAACCCTTTTTCCTTGGCTTGATAGCACGGTTGGAAAAAATGGCTATACCTATCTTGCCCATGAAAGCATGATTACACTTTTCAACGGTTCTGAAATCTGGATTGGCGGCCTTGGGGACAGGGAGCAGGCGGACAAGATATTGGGGCATGAGTACAACACGATTTACTTTAACGAGATTAGCCAGCTTTCTTATGTTGCTGTAACTACGGCCTATTCAAGGCTTGCAATGAGGGTGCAGGGCTGCCTGAACCTGTTTTTCTATGACTGCAATCCAGGAAGCCCGCTTCATTGGGCTTATAAAATCTTTGTGCTGAAAAGGACTTTTCAAACTGGCGAACCGCTTGAAAAGGCGGAGCTGTATCAAGCAATGCTGCTTAACCCGGAAGATAACAGGGCTAACCTGCCTGATGACTATATCTCTGACATTCTTGATGTTCTGCCTGAAAAGCAAAAGGCAAGGTTTAGAGATGGCTTATGGGTAAAGGCCGAGGGCGTTATTTATGACCGCTTTGATGAAAGTATGATTGTTAAAACAGCCGACCTGCCCAAACAATTTGACCGATACGCCGCCGGACAGGATTTCGGCCTTAATATCACTTTCGTAAAAATCGGTTGGGTTGGCGATGTTGTGTACGTCCTTAATGATTATGGGGCGTTCAACATGACGACCAAGAGCTTCAACGCCGAATTGGAAGCAAGGGGCTGGCTGGATTGCCCCGACGGTATGGGGCTTCCGGTGTACTGCGATCCGGCTGGCGGGGAACGCATACAGGAAATCACCGAGGGCGTGAAAGCAAATAACAGCGTGGACAGCGGCATTGATTATATCAACGCTAAAATTGAGAGGGGGCAATTCTTTATCTCTGAAACCTGTAACGGTGTGTTATCTGAAATATGGGATTATTGCAGGGATGAGGCGGGACAGATCGTAAAGGTTAATGACCATTTCCTTGACGCTCTGCGTTATGCGGTGTTCTCCGATGTGCAGCAGGGGGTGATATTTTTATGAAACGAAGTTTCATGATGAACCCCTTCAAGATATTTGCACGTAACAAACAGAAAACGTTAGCTGACAATATCATTGACACGAAAAATAGTTTTGAAAATTCCTTGACTTTTGATGACTATTTTAGTACATTATATATAGACCCCTTCAATGACAATTTTCTCTGCAACGCATGGGTAAACATTGCGGTTAATATTTTAACCCGCAATGTTGCTCGTGCGGATTTTGTTATTGAGAATGACGGGGTTGAGTTAAAAACCGGCTCCCTTTATAGATTGTTTCACCGACCCAATGATTTCCTCAGTCGTTACGATCTGTGGAAGGAAACTGCTGCCTGGTGGTTTATAGAGGGCGAAGCGTTTTGGTGGTTCGGGCCTGATTATTCTGGCGGGCTGCCAAAGGAACTGTATATTCTTGACCCCCGAAAACTCCAACTTGAGGGAGAGGGGTTGGATGTGCAGGGGAATTTCCAAAACAATAAACGGCGCTGGTATTATCATGCCGGAACCGAATTAGTACCGATATTTTCTGATGAGCTAATCCACTTCCGGGACTGGAACCCGTGGAACCCGGTAAGGGGCGTTAATCCGCTTGTTTCGCTTGCGCTGGAACTGGAACAGGATTACTACGCCAATAAAGCAAACTCTACGCTTCTTAAAAACAATGCCATTCCGCAAGGACTTCTCAAAACTGACCAGACGCTTAGGCCGGAAGAAGCTGACGCAATAGAACGGCGTTGGGAAAGCAAATACGGACAGGTGAAGGCGGGGCGGAAAATTGCTGTCCTCGGCAAGGGAACCAGTTTTGAAGCGTTGAGTTTCAATCCCGATGTCGTAAAACTCTTTGAACTTAAACGTTGGAACCTCTATACCATTCTCGCCAAATTCGGCATACCCCCAAGGGTTGCAAACATTTCTGACAAGTCAACGGCTCTTAGCGGAAAAGATACGAAAGAGCAGCACTCGGCGTTCTGGCAATATACCCTCATTCCACTTTTAAGACAATTTGAACAAATACTTGAAAGCCAGCTTTTTATGCGCTTCAACCTGAAAGAGACCGGGCGTTTTGATTTGTGGGATATACCGGAGCTTCAGGAAAATGAGGACGCACAGAGTAAAAGGGATATTGCGGAGATTACCGCCGGATTAAAAACGATAAACGATGTTTTGAAAGAACGGGGCAAGGAGCCTAAGCCGTGGGGCGATGTATGGCACAAGCCGAAGAACTTAAACGCTACCTGTGATTATAAACCCAAGGGGATTGAGGGGGAATAATGACGGGCGGGGCGCTTATTGTTTGCAGGGATATACCTTTACACCAGCATTACAAGGAGCGTCTTGAAGTTTTGGGCTATAAGGATGTTTCGGTTACGGCGGCGGAAAAGGACGGGCTGAATATGGTGATAAACGAACTAAAGCCAAAGATTATTTTTATGGAGGTTGAATTTTATGATACCGCTACACCGTATATGATGAGCCTTTTGATGAAACGTTATAAGAAAATACATTTTGCTGTGGTGTCAAGGGCAAGATACCCGGCTGACCGGGGTATGTGCTTTATCATTAACGGGGCCAAGTCTTTTTTATATTACCCTGACGGAACGGAGCAATTTTTTAAGGGGCTTGAACATATTAGGGATGGAGAGAGTTTTATATCAAATTTAGTACAGGAGAGTTTTAACATGAGAAGTGACAAGAAAAGTGTATTACCACGACCAGCGGAAGAGCTGACAAAAAGAGAAATTGAAGTGGCAAGGCTTGTTTGTAACGGTTATACCGGGGCGGAGATTGCGGACAGGCTTCATATCTGTTTGCGGACGGCTAATTTTCATAAGCGGGAATTGTATACCAATTTGAGTATACGCAATGAAAATGAGTTGATCAGGGTTGCGCTTTATTTGGGGATAATCCGCCAGGACGAGCTTAATTTTTACGGCAGGGATTATGAACTAAGCCCGAGGCCGAGAAAGAAAAGGGAAAAGGTTAAAGGTAAAAGTGAAAAGATTAGGAGGATTGCTTGAAAATAGGCGTCCATGCCTATTTTCAAGCTTGGAGTTTTTACTTTGTAAAAACTCCAGCAAACCATTAATACACCGCCATCCATGGCGGAAAGGGGATTTATGATTATCAGAACTAAAAGCGGAGGCTTTCAGGCGGCGAATACTGGCGTACTGCTTGATTTTTTGGGTGTGAAGAAAGAGGCGGCGGGGGCGCAGAAAGTAGCGGGTGATGTTGAATTGATAGCATCTGTTCCTTTTTGTTTGACGGCTGACATTGAAGCGGGGGAAGGGTTTTCGTGGACACTTAGTACATTTGATCTTGACCGTTTTGGGGAACGGGTAGATCCGCAAGGATGGGACTTCAAGCGGTTCATGGAAAATCCGGTTGTTGAGTGGGCGCACCGTTACGACATTCCCGCCATTGGGAAGATTGAGGGCTTGACTGTTGATGACGAAGGGCTTCATGGGCTGGTGTTTTTCAATGACAAGAGCTTTGACCATTTCGGCTGGTCTATCGGGCAGCGGGTGAAGGCGGGAGTAATAAGGGCGGGGTCGGTGGGGTTCCGTGTCATCGAGATTGAAATTCCATCAAAAGAGGATAGTAGAGACGGAACCTCTTTAATTTTCAGAAAGCAGGAACTTTTAGAGTTTTCAATCTGCAATGTTCCGGCTAATCCATTCGCTTTAGCAAGAGAAAAAATAAAAGAGAAAAGGAAAAAAGTGAATGAGTGCGGCGATCATGCTGTCCATTATTGGGGCGGCTTAATAAACAGTTTACAGGAGTAGTTATGGGTAATGAACAGCTTGAAGCAATTAAAAAGCAGTTATCCGCAATGAAGAAAATCGAGTTGACCGGGTTCACGAATACGGAGGCGGCAACGGCGTATTTTCAGGAGAAGGAGCTAATCCTTGAAGGGATTGTAAAGACCCTTGAGACGATTACGGTTCAGGGGTCTGCGGCGGCCTCTGCGGCTTCTGCCGAGGTGGAAGCCTTGAAAAGTACGGTCAAGGCCCTGCGGGATGAAATCAAGGTGCAGGCTTCAAGCCCCAGGGAACTGACAAGGCGGGAGCTTCTCTATTCCATCGGTAAAGGGATTGCGGCGGCGTGGGCAGGGAACCACAAGGCGCTGGCGGATTTGTCCTTTTCGCCTAACCTGAAATCGGAGAACTGGACTAACCCCCGAGACGTGGCGTGGGGCGAAAAGGGATGGTCAATCAAGGCGGCTCTTGGCGATCCGATGGGCAACATGGCGACAAATGAGCAGTTTCTTATCAACCCGATTTATGAAACTGAAATAATGCAGGACGCCGCCAAAAAAAGCGTGATGATGAACCTTGTCCGTCACCGGCCTATGTCGGGGCCAAGTATTATGCTTCCCACAAGGGACAGGGGCGGCGTTCAACTAAACTGGCTTACGCAGTATGGCGCCAAAATCGAGGGCAGCAAGCCGAAGGGTGCCGAGCGCGTTGAACTGAAAGCCTACACGCTGGCCGGCTACATTCCGTGGTTTGACGAATTCGAGGAGGACGTGTTTGTCGATTTGGGGCAGATTTTCGTTGACGAATTTATAGAAACCTACGGACAGGAATTTGACCGCCAATGTCTGCTGGCAAATGCAGATCCGTTTACCGGGGCTTTTGCCTGTAGCGATGTTACCGAGGTCACGATTGCAGGTGACAGTATCGACAAACTGACGTGGAAGGATTTTAGGGACGCTGTTTATAAAATCCCTGCCGAGGAGCGTAAAGACTGCTGTTGGTTTTTGAATGAGACTGTCCTTAATCACATTGCCAACATTGAGGATACTACGGGCCGCCCGATTTGGCGTAGGCCCACGGAGGCTATGCCTGGGCGGTTGTATTTGTACCCC